ATTTTTATTTAAAAGCTTAACGTCCTTTTAAGACGGAATACCAACAACTACGGTGTTGGTACAGTGGGTCGATAGTACATTGCAGGCCATCCTGTAAAGAAATGGAATGAAAAATCATCGCCAGCAGCAACATAACTATCATATATGCTGGCGGAAGCGCTTACGGAATCAATCAAAATATTGGCTCCTCCTCCTGGAGTGTAAAGACCGGCAGGAGTGCCAGTCCAGTTGTTAAACTTACCAGCACAAAATCGCATAGATTCCCACCAAGGCAATTCATACTCAATTGCTGGATTAACACCTTGAACCACTACAATACCTCCCTTAGTCCTTCCGTTAAAAGCTCCAGAAAATAGAACTGTATTGGCAGCCTTGGAAGCTGTAGTGGTATCAAATGTCAATGTTGTGGTGGAATATGCCAGTCCATCTGTAGCAGATATCTTAGCAATACCAGCTCCAGCATTTGCAGCAGTTCTACAACGCGGAAATATTTTATATCGAATAGAACCCCTCCAAGCTTGGAAAGCTGGAGCAAGAAAATTCATTAAGGTCATATTAAAATAATTATAGGGTGTTCCACCAGCCGAATGAACAGCACCCGGAACTGCCCCACGATAAGCCGGAAACATCCGGTGGATAATTTGTTGCGATTGCAAATTTCCACCAGCAGCTGGTACCAAAAATGCTGCCCAAGGATAATATCTCTTCAACATTGGTCGAAACGATACCATCTTCTCACCAAAGAAGACTTTGTTCCTATTACTATTAACAGAGTTAGGAGAATCCAACTGCAATTCTTGTCCATCATAAGGATCAGAAACTTGCACTCTGTCAATCACATCTGTATCCACATCAACTGAAGTAGATTGGGGAACAATAGTATATTGTGAAAAGGCAACTGTAGGAACAAAAACCTCAAAGTCATCATCCATAGATACAAAAACGTTAATTTTAATATCATTATTAACTGCTGGCAAAGCATTGGGTATAGCCAACTCATTAAGAACATAGATGGCAAGCGTACCATTTCCAGCAGTTGATACCGGTAAAGCTCCAGTTCCGAAAATCAGAGAAGTTGCAGCCTCGGTGGGAATACCATGTCCAATTAGTTGTCGATCCTGATTGGGTCCAACTTTAAAAGTCACATCCCTACATTCAGAGATATCGACAATCTGTGAATAGGCCACATTATCTTCCCTTGCAACTTTAGTATTATGAGGATCATAGACGACCACCAATCTTCCCCTGTGAAATGCGGAAGATACAACCTGCAACCTAAGCTTAAATGTGCCATTCCAATAACGAAATGGCAACACTGCTCCACATGCAGCTGTCATCTGAATCCTCACATTTGTAGTTTCCAGGAGCGAATTCCAAAGAGAAGGTGTAACTCTGACATTCCACAATAGATCCTCTCTACTAGCTGAAATAGGCCAATCAAAATTGGTAAGCCAAGATTCACGAGACGCTATACCAGCTATTGTCATCTCATCCAAATCTCCAAGACCCATAACACGCGGATCTACAGTCATATTCTGGCCTGTCGTAAAGGTCAACTTGTTTGTGGTATCAACAGAATCCGTTAATGCCATATTTGAAACTCCTCGTGGCTCCAAAAAAGTGAGACCAGGATTCACGGGAGCCTGACTAGTCATATCACACCCCATAGCATACGGACTAATTCTATCCCCGCCAGGCATACTGGGATTAGTAGATTGAGGCACAATAAACACGGGATTAGATCCTGTTGGCGCTTCAAGAGCTACATCCTCCATCCAAGCGTAAACAGAAACTGAAACTCTCGTATTAACCGAAACATCACCAGATGTATGCTTCAAACTCGTGAGCGTCTTAAAAGATAATGCTCCAAGAGAAGCACCAGTTTCAGAAACTATATCAAGATAATCAGCAGGCCAAAAGAAAGGAAGAGTCATTTCTCCACCCTGGGACGTTGTTGGATCGAGAAAAATCCGTGGCATTTGTGAAAACTGGACATTATTAATATCTTGCCCATTATTCACTGTCATTTGATCAACTGCATCAAGCGGCCAATAAGACACCATCAATCTCCCATAGAAAAAAGAATTTCCATTTATAAGAATTTTGATACGCATCTTGGCTCGAAACAATTTGAAATTTGCGACCCTATTTGAAACTCGCTTATTAGCAAGAAACAATGCCCAGGGCGCAATTGTAAACGAAATATCAGTTCCTGGAGTCCAGTCAAAAGAATTAATCTTGACTGGCCTCGCCAGAAATGCACCCAATGAATTATCTGATGCGTCATTCACATAACGGGTTGCTTCCATCTCATTTGGTATTTCTACTATTTGATTTGAACTCCCGTCAGTCATGGTAATCAATTCGTGCTTCTCCATTGAGAAACTCGATGAATGGGGACCAACACCCCATTCTTGAAGATCTAGCTCTTCAGCCGCTAGTGGTTTGTTAGCTTCCACAATGCTATTTTTATAATTTATATGTTGTGTTGTATTGGTAGTCCATTCGTTTATACTCTTTTGATCGTCAGAACTAATCGATCCAGAGTTGTGTGAGTGTGGCGGGCCACCAATCCCCATTTTGGAGATAATATTGCCCCAGCCAAAGAAGCCTAACCAGTCGCTATCACAATTCGACGAGTCGGTATCCATACCTTGACCTTTACCCATTACTGCTGGGTCAGCGTTGTTTTGTTTCCACAATGAAACACGTTGCTCATAAGTTAAGTACAATCGGTGGATGAATCTGTGCAATTCAAATTCCTCCACTATCTTAATCAGTTTTTTCTGCCGATCGAGATAGATTGCCTTTCCATAAAAAGCCCATTCATCCAAAGCACCATCTACATTTGCGCCAACTATAACTTCAACAGATGTCTCACTAGACATGTAGTTACATAAGCGTTTATATATAGATGCTTCTTCCAAAGGGGCAATCATGGTACCATAATCATCACTCCAGACAAATTTCCTCTTCAGAAAATCTATTTCACACAATCTCGAAAAATTTTTAAGTTCTTCATCCTTCTGCGCTGGTGTGACAACAAAACCAAATTGCTTCAAGTAAGTAGCATAGCCTTTCATAGTATAATTTCCGGCCAAGGAACCAACTGCAGCAATCAAATCATCTCCATAACTCATCATTCTAATATTACTAGAAAATATACGCCTAGGATAGAGATGATAAAAATAAATTCTCATCAACAAACTATTACATAAGCTGTTAATGAAAACTGTTAAAGAATTTCCTGAAGGATTTGCTCCATCCAACATCAAGACATCACCATTAAAGTCTACTACTGAAAAGGATAGATCAGTAAAAATAGATTGAAGAATTCTAATATCAACATCAGAATACCCAACAATCTTAGCAATGTCTATGAAAATTCTTCCAACTGCAATGATCATCTGGCTCGGTATAGAAGTGTCATAAGCCTTATAATCAATTGCAAACCATTTATCACAAAATGGTGTCTGTGCTTTTTTAAGATGCGTAAACATCTCATTCCATTCGCTCGAACATGGATCAATCCCTACAGCACATTCGGAATCGAGGGGATTCATTTGTAAAAATCTACAAATCCCAAGTGTATACTTGCGCATAACAAGTTGAAAGGGTGTCGAAGTGGCCTGAAATACTCTAACCTTCTCTTTAGTAACAAGAGTAGGCTCATCCTTCAATGTAGAGATAAACCAAGGATAATATCTTTCTCCGTTTCTATAAAGCTCTTCAATCTTTTCTGCTTCTTCAATGAACTGAGAATCTAAAACTCGCTTGTCTTGCCAACCTTCAACTCTTCCTAAATTTGTTGAGAACAATTTCTTGCTCCCGGAAAATGGAAAACCGATTGAACTATTAAAATTCATGGAATCGATAAATCTCTTCCCTGGTACTCCATTGACAGTCTCATCCCACGTCAATGGCCGAATTTCTTGACTCCAAAAGACTTTTTCCCTGAACAAAATATGTACCAAGTTGTTCGTATAATCAGTCTTTGCCTTATTCAATAATCCAAATGGTAGACCAGGCTTATCTACTATCCATTTTTCCATTCCTAATTCCCAGGGAACATGGGGAGAATGTCCATCAGGACCCTTAAACTTTGGGGGCCCCCATTCATCAACAACACCAAAAAGCACTTTAACACGGTCCTTAATGGGTGTATCCCTCACTTGGGACTTTGGAGTCCTATTACAATTCAAAGAGGAACCCAAAAAACAAGCAGAATTATCATTCTCAACTCGCAAATAACAGGATTTTTTCTTGATACTTCTATCAAGAACTTTCACACCCATACGTTCCACACCAAAATCACTAGAGGCACTCATTGGAATAACTGTTGCAAATCTTTCTAATTGTTCCCTGGTCCTAAGTAACTCACCTCTAGTTGGAGTGACTGCATAAGCATGATAACCACCATCATCTCTACACTTGGTCGAGCCACCAATATGTAAACCAGAAATACTTGCTACCTTATCGTCTGAAACCACAGGAGACATGCATTTCCCTTCTTTTGCACCATTCCAAATATAATGAGCTCCTGGAAAAAAGAAACCCAAACCACTCGTAGCCATACGAGTGAATGTCAATTCTTTCACATCATCCCATTCAATATCACCATTAATATCACGAGTAGCAATCCTACCACTCCTGAATTCACTAGTTTCATGAAATGATTCTGGAAAGAATTTAGTCAAATCTCGCGTATCCATAGTCTTAGGCATCCACATCATTGCGAGATCATGTGATCCAACGCGCAAACATTGACCCGGTTCAATAAAAACTTCAAAACTTTTATTGCCCTTGTTTCCCCGATTATGTCTAGTCACTCTAAAGTTACTAGCCTTCTTGGGAACAAAATGAAGTGGTATTAAAACACATCCACTACATACAACAAAGCAATTAGATTTTGAAGTGGTTGTAACATTCTCAATGAACCACACGCTATTTTCCACAGCGCCGGAGCCGGCCGTAAGCCGAATTCTGTATCCCTGCAGAGCAGGAATGGCAATCATTCATCTCGCCCCAGGATCACCCCTGGGATCTAGCGGTCTACCCAAAAGCGTCGGACGGGCCATCCTTGATCCCTTTCGGGAATGCTTTTCTATTTGACCTTGCTCCGTGTGGGGTTTGCCCTGCCATCACTGTTACCAGTGACGCGGTGCGCTCTTACCGCACCTTTTCA